ATCGCTGCCAAAGACAAAGCCAAGGCAAAACTTTAATGTGGCGCAAAAGGGAAATTATGATCCATACAGATGAAGATGATGAGTTTGAGCGCATAGAGCGTGAAAACCAAATGAAAGGCCAACCCTATTACTGGGAAGCCGATGCCATCAAAGCCGCTGTGCTGATTGAGCGTGAGGCGTGTGCAAGGTTGTGTGAGGATGCACCTGAGCCTGATGGCGCAGATTTAGCGGAGCGTATTAGAGCAAGGGGACAAGCATGATTATCAAACGGAACATGGCAATCGACAGCCTGACAAAGGTCTGCGAGGAAAGTCTGGCGCTTATCAAGCAATTGATTGACGCTGACAACGAAACCTACGGGCAAGGATATGAGGATGGCATGGCGGCTCAAGTTAAAGTGCAACAGACGCTAAGGCCTTTTGTTCAGTTAACTGAACATGAAATCAAGGATTTAATGGAAAGTTACAGTGGAATCAATCCAAATTTGTACATGCTTGCCGAGCACGTTCAGTTCAAGCTCATGGAGAAGAACAGATGAATTCTCAAGAAATAGATGACATGATGCGCGGTCATAATCCGCAAGAGTCCACACTGAGCAAAGTATGGATTGGGACATGGTTCATTGTATTTTTAATCGTGTGCGTAATGGCACCTGATATCTTTAATATATCTACAGAGGAAACAACTTATGGCAACGGCAAAGAAAACACCAGTCAAGACAGCAACCAAGGCCTCCGCAAAGAAAGTAGTGGAGAAGGCCTCAAATAAGCCCTCTGCCGCGGCAAAAGTAGAGGAGCGTACATTCTCTATGCCTGTAGAGGTACAAGAGTGGATAGAGCGCGCATCAAGCACCATGAAGCACCAAGCAAACCAGATTGCTACGCTCAAAGAAGAATTAGCACAACTGAAGGCGTACAAGAAGTTCGCCACCAACAAAATACAGGGGATGAGCTATGAGTGAATACGAAGGAGGCGAATGCCAGATAAAGCACGCCGCGAAAGAAGTAAAACTGAACCTACCCAAACACGACTGCAACATCAAATTCTTTAATGGTGATGGAGACGAAATAGGGGTACTGGACTTCAATGGCCCCGGACTATCATTCGAGGGAGTAGCAGACCTGAGCGCCATTACATTCATGGATAACATCAGCAAAGTGTTTCAATCTCGCCTCAAAGAAGAGTACGACAGAGGGTACAAAGAAGGTAAGGCTTCACAAAACCCCAAATGAAGAGTTAAACTTCCAGTTATGCGCTGAAACTATTGCGCGAGAAAGGACTGGAATATGACCGAAACGACAAGAAAAGTAGGAAGACCCATGGGTAAGCTCCATCAAGAGGATGTACGCAAGAAAATCCAAGTGGGTCAATTAATAAAAGTGCTTGAAAATCATGCACTTAGCGAAAATGAAAACGAAAAAGAAATCATTCCTAGCAGAATGAAGGCAATACAGATATTGCTGAATAAGTCATTACCTGATTTAAGTTCAATGCAATTGACAGGGGATGATGAGAAGCCAGTAGTGATCGAGCACAACATCGATGTGTTTGGTGAGTTGCTGAAGAACATTAAGCTCAAAAGGCTGGCTGAGGAATGAGCGTTGCAGAGGCCATCCTTGATGATCCAGCCTTTCAGAAGGAGTTCGCCAAGAAGACGGTGGTTGAGCAGGCCGTTATCAATTGGCGACTAGGGTGGACTGCATTACAGGCGCATAAGCATCAATTGGAGCCAGATGGTGATTGGTGGAACATATGGCTGATGCTGGCTGGCCGCGGAGCAGGTAAGACGCGAGCCGCGGCAGAGACATTAGCGGCATGGGCATGGGATCAGCCAAACACACGATGGCTCGTATCAGCGCCTACTAGCGGTGACTTGAAGGGTACATGCTTTGAGGGCGACTCAGGGCTCCTCAAGGTGATCCCGTCGGTGCTGATCGAGAAGTACAACAGTAGCCTGCATGAGATACGCCTGATCAATGGATCGTTCATCAAGGGGATACCTGCGAGTGAGCCAGAGCGGTTCAGGGGGCCGCAGTTCCATGGTGGGTGGCTCGACGAGTTGGCGGCGTGGGAGTACCTCAGAGACTCATGGGACATGATTCAGTTCGGCATCCGACTGGGCACAAGGACTAAGCTGATCTGCTCCACTACGCCTAAGCCTAAAGATGTGGTGATGGAGTTGATCGAGCGTGAGGGTGACGATGTAGTAATCACACGCGCCAGCACGTACAGCAACATTAAGAATTTGGCGCCGTCGTTCCAAAAGCAGATCTTGCAGTATGAGGGGACGAACCTTGGCCGGCAGGAGATCCACGCTGAGATCATCGATCCAGAAGAGGGCGGCATCGTTAAAAGGGATTGGTTCAGGCTCTGGCCAGCCAATAAGCCGTTCCCGCGGTTGGAGTACGTCCTACAGTCATACGACTGCGCAACGAGCGACAAGACCATCAATGATCCTACTGGATGCATCACACTGGGCGTATTCAAGCCTGAGGACGGCGGCATGTGCGTGATGATCCTCGACTGCTGGCAAAACCACCTACAGTACCCGCAACTGCGTCCTAAGGTCATTGACGAGTTCGAGACGGTGTACGGTGAGGGTAAGACGCGCAAGCTCGTAGACGTGATCCTAGTGGAGGATAAGAGCGCAGGTATATCCCTCATCCAAGACTTACAGCAGGCGCACCTGCCTGTGATCGCGTATAACCCCGGCAGAGCCGATAAAGTACAGCGCCTAAGCATTGTGTCCAACATCATCAAAGCAGGCCGTGTATGGGTGCCTGAGTCGTCTGTACGCAAGGGATACGTGAAAGACTGGGCTGAGGGCATGGTCAGTCAGATCTGCTCATTCCCTGAGACGGTGCATGATGAGTTCGTAGACTGCATCAGCCAAGGCTTACGTTACTTGAGGGATGCGGGATGGATCAGCATCGACTTCTCACGCCGCGATGAGATCGATGAGGAGGACATCACTGACGCAGAGATCTTCAACATGCGCGGTCGGGAGAACCCATATGGATCATAAAACTACTAGTCTGACTAGTAATACTTTTTCATTAATTGTCAATTTATTAACAGGGAGCAAGGATATGAGACATGAAATTACAATGGGATATGACAACAGCAAGGTCATCAAAAAAGACGGTGTGTGCACTACTGTGTGCGAGAACAGATACGAGATTGTTGCCCAAGCAGGAGCAGAGATGTCAGAGCAACACGCAGTACAAGGATTACGAGAGTGGCTCAGAGCGCGCAATGCCAAGATCGTGCAAGACTCTGGGGTTGTGTCAGAGTAATATGTGCCCTGATTGCCCAAGAGGGCAAGCAAAGGCATAATCTACGCAATTACATCATGAGGTAACGCATGCCCATTCCTGAGCAATACCGCAAGCAACTTGAACAGCAACGGCAGATGGCCGAGATGCGTTCGCAATTGAGCAAGCAGTACGACAAAGAGATGGCGTCGAAGTACACACGGGACATGCCGACCTTTGCTGAGTGGATGGCCAAGCGCCAGCAACCTCAAGGCATGGCTGACGGTGGCAGTTTTAATCTGCCAGATATGGAATTCCGCGATAACCCAGAATCTATGAGCTTGTATCAACAAGCTATGAGGCAAACAACCCCTAATCCCGGCGAGACTGCTTCTAACTTTGGCACTGGAATCCGCACTCGTGTTGCGGGGGGTGACTTAACCGCGGGGCTTGATATGAACCGCATGACGCAAGGCGAGCGTGATCAGATGATGAAGGCTCTTGCCGTAAATTACAACGCAAACCTTGGTGATGTAAACGTAAACGCCAGAGTGCAAAAACCGCTTAACGTTGACGACGTTTATGTGGGAATGCTCAACGGCTCAATACCAATTGGCACAGGACGTGCAATGCTTGGCATGCAAGGCACAAAGACGCCTCACGGTAGCGAAGTGAACGGAATCAACGCTGGATGGTCGGGCAAAGTTGGCTCAGGAAACTTGAGCGCTAACGTTAATATGCCTAAGCGTGGAGGTCGTTCGGCTCAAATTCAATACCAGATTCCACTTGCCAAAGGTGGCGCTGTGAAAGAACCCAAGAGCACCGTCAAGGCCTACAAACTATTCCGTGTCCACCCAGACCATCCCGGCAAGTTGTTTCCACTATTTGTGGACGCCAATACCCCAGTGGAGATGAACAAGTGGGTAGACGCCAAAGAAGGCGAGATGAAGGACGGTAAGGTCAAATCAAAAATTGGCGCCCTTGCATATCGTCCCGGCTGGCATGCAGGTGACCTGCCCATCGCCACCCACATAGGCGAGAAGTCTGACCCCAAGCTAACGGCGCCCGACCGTCGTCCTGCCAACCATGCATGGGCTGAGGTGGAGATGCCTAATGACGTGGACTGGCAGGCCGAGGCCACCAAGCGCGGCACCAACGCACAAGGCAAGGTAGTGCCCGTCAAGGCGCACATCACCGACCAGATACCAAAAGGTGGCCACTACCGTTACAAGACCAACCCCAATATGACAGGCAACTGGTTAATCGGTGGATCAATGAAAGTCAACAAGGTGTTAACCGACGCTGAGGTAGCGCGCATCAATAAGAATGCTGGCACATCTGATCTGCCACGTGCTGAACCGTTTAAAAAGAAGTCTTTTGGTTTTGCTGGTGGCGGCACTGTTGGCCCTGAAGAGTGGGTGGCTGAAGAGCATGTAAACCATAAAGCCAAAAAAGGCCCAATCCATATGTCTAAAGGCGGCGAGCCCACACAAGACGAGATGCGCCTAGCACTGACGAAGCGTCACGGCTTGTACTCACCTCTCGAAAAGTCGGCACTAGAGATGCCACGTACTAAAGGGACTGGTGCTGAGTTCATGACAGAATTGTCTAAGCGCCCCGGCTTCAAGGCCGAGGAAGTGGCTGACCGCAACATCCCGATTCCTCAAGGCAAGATGACCAAGGCTAAGTTCCTTGAGCATTTGAAGAAGCATTCACTACCACCCTTGCAAGAGCACACCTTGGACGACTATGGTGACGAAGACCAAGCTCTTGAGTTTGCCGCGGAAGAATTGTTTGGTCGTAGTTATGACTCACTCAGAGGCGATCGCCTAGCCCGTGAAAAAGTCGGTGACTGGGTAGAAAAGAACTCCACTAAGTACAACCAGTATCAGTTGCCCGGTGGCAAGAACTACCGCGAAGTTTTATTGCAGTTGCCTAACTTTAGTGAGCGTGATGAACACCGCATCATGGAGTTGGAAGCTGACAAGCGTCGTGCATCCTATCCAGAGTTCTGGGGCAAAGACACTGGCTTAGCCAAAGAATTGGAAAGCCTTAAGCAGAAAAAAGAACAAATGGGCGATCAGTACCACACACGGCACTGGCAAGATCATCCTAACGTCTTAGCTCATATGCGTTTAAGCGATCGGACTGGCCCCAACGGTGAGAAGCTGTTGCACCTTGAGGAGTTGCAATCGGATTGGCACCAAGAGGGGCGCAAAAAAGGATACAAGAGTAAAAATGATCCTCTAAAAAAGAATGAGAATAATGAATTCGTTTATACAACACCCGATGGCGTTACAGTAAACCTTGGTAGAAGAATCAATGAAGAACAAGTGCGACAAGGATTTGGTTTGGGAATTACCCCT